CAAGATTAGTTACCTTTGCCCTTATTTTACCTAAATGTTCTCTTACTGTATTTGGATGTTCTGAAATTTTTTTACTTATTTCACTAGATCTTAAGTCATCTATGTATCGCCATTTAAGTAGTTGTCTTTCCTGAACTGAAAGAAATATAAAAGGTTCTGCGCATGTTTCGCCCAACACCCAAAACTCATTAATATCTTCTGTAGAAAGAAATTCTTCCATCTCTCTTTCCTCTGGTGGAGCTTTAAAACCAACTTGCTTTTCTCCATCTTCTCCGTCATCACTTGAGTCATCACTTAAAAGAGGAAAGCTTTTTCTACCCAATTGATCTATTAGGAATGTATCAACATTCTTTTTAAGAAGATAGAAAAAGTAACTATATAAAAATCCGGCTAAATGGTATTGGTCCTTTTTCGGAATCTTTTCTTTGATACCTTGTTATGCATTGAAAGAACGTCATGTCTACCGTTTGCCTAACGTCTATTTCTTCACCATATCTTTTTGCCATATATACTATACCGTCGTAACACTTCATTTACATGCTTGTATCCGGCTTGATTAAGTTTGTTTTTCATCAGTGCAAATCTAACATATGAATCTTTTACAAACAAAGATGTAAATCTTCTGATGTCGTAGTCGTTCAAGTTATACTTGCCATGATATAACAATGTTGTATATTTTGTAAGAAAATTATTAAAAACTTTTAACAGTTCTTTTTTAGCTCTTTCATCTCCACTTTTAGCCTTAGCTATTAGGGCCTGCATTTCTTCTTCTTCTAAATTGTAATACTGTTCCTTGTACGCTGCCATGATTACTTGCCTTCCCAAATTGATATTTTGTCAGAATAATAATTTCTGATATCTTCGTAATAAATCACCTGCGGTATTTCTAGCTCAGCGGCAAAAGCTTTACCTTCGGTTGAATACTTGCTTATTATAAAAGTTAGTTTATTAAACTCTGACTCATAATACCTTTTAAATCTCTTTAATTTAGTCATGCTTTTGGCGTCAAGGTATCCCTTGATCTCAACCCAACTTGAATCAACTTGTGTAAAAAAATCTGGAGTATAACCTTTTGTTCCGTCTCTTAATTGGAAAGGCAAAAACTGTTGGTTCAAAATCAAACTTAATTTTGTACGCTGTTAAAATTCTAGCAAAGTTTGCTTCCCAGTTAGACCTTAGGGTTAATCCTAAATCTTCTCTAAATCCAGTCTTAGTATGTTGATACGCATTCCCTCTTTTTATCTTTACTAGATCAACTGCACTAGAGTCATAGGCAGTGTTCTTTATTTCGCTAAAATCTGGATGTTTTTTTAGTGGAGAAATTTCCAAAAAATATTCCTCCGGCTTGACAATGTTGAGCTCTTTCATGGTATCCTTTAGGCCTAAACTAATCTACTCCATTATAAATTATAAAAAGTAAAAAAACAAAAAACCCGTAAGGGTTGTCAAACAGAAGAAAACGGAGTATAATAAAAACATGAACACATTAAACACAATCATTGATAGCATGCTAATTGAGGTTAACGAAGAGATTATTTCGGACCTCAGCAGACTCGGATATTCACGCACAGAAGCCACCAAGGTGGTTAGTGAATTCAGCGATTTCGATCTTATCGAAGACGCAGCTTTGAACCCAGTCTCAGCATTCTAATTATCAATACCTTAAAGTAATTAGCCAGGGCTTTCGCCCTGGCTTTTTGCTTTATCCTAATAAAGAATATCAGCTATGCTTTTGCTAGTTTTCTAGCTCTAAATACACCGGTTCCACAAGCACCAGACTTTGCAAAGTCACAGAACGTGCATGAGCGTTCGTTCTTTGTTGGCAAGAATGACGAATCGTTTATAATTGAATCTAGTGTAGATATTAAATTAATTTTAATATTTTCTATATCATCCTTAGTGAATAGGTGGCCTTTACGCCTTCCGGGACCTAAGGTAATACAGCTCAGCGTATATATTTTTATCTGGATATAAATAGTCAACCGCCATTGCGTATATGCCCAATTGTAGATTGGTTGGTATATCCTTTGGTGACACTTCCCATTTGCCAGTTTTATAATCTATAATCTTTACGCCATCTTCACCCCAGGAATCTATTCTATCTATGTATCCAGATATCAAATAGCTTCCTAAAACAAACCTAAAACCATATTCTTTATGGAGAACATCAAATTTAGTATTGGCGTACTGGTCGAAGAATTCGTCTAGTATTTCTTTCCCTGCATCGATTAGCTCTGGTTTAATCTTACTATCTGGATCCTGAGTTGTTAACTCCTTAGAGTAGGCGTCTTGTAGTTTAGAGAAATCGAGTGTCTCAGTTGCGCTTACATTATCCTCTAATACTGAATGAACTATATTTCCCAGTACAGCTGCCTCACCAAAAAGGCGTGGTTCTTTTTGAATATATGTATAAAAATATTTTGAAGGACACATTTTATATGTGTCTATTCTTGAGTAGGAAAAATCAGTTAAAGATAATTTTTCAAAATCACTTACATCTTCTAAGTTTCTAATAGCTAATTTCATTAGTCTTCAATTCCATCCCCGTAAGGATTTTTGTTTTCGAATATTAAATTTCCATTTGAATCGTATTCATTACCAAGTTCATCGATAATATTACCAGTGTAAATATTTTTATACTTACCTTCACCGAATGGCGCCCAACCGCTTGTCCCCATTTCCATTTGGTCATCTTCGTTATACGGCCAAGACATCATCTCCTCCTTCTGTTAAAGAGATAACAGTATTGTTAACAGAATCTATATTAAAATAGTAACTTAGTAATCCATATAAATCTGACAACTCCTGAACCGTTGCATTAAAGCCAGCAACTCCTGACTGTACAAAATAGCTAGGCTCATCTGTGTTATATTCTATTAATGTTATGTTATTAAGTAACATCCTGCCAACTTCATGCTTAATCATATTAATCTTCCTCGTATATCATTATAGGATTCCAATTTGGATCATCCATTTTTTCTCTCATGTCAGCAACGTAAGAATCCCAATCTCTTTCGTCTTCTGATTTTTTCTCATACTTTACTTCACCTTTAAATGGATTAGTCTTAAATCGAGTCATGATTACTTTACCCTCTTTTGTTTTCCATCTCAAGACTCCGTTCTTGCAATCGCAAAAATCTTCTGGGTGTGGATCAGTTTTACCCAGTGGATCATATCTACCACTACACGAATTGCACTTAGTGTATCTACCCTTATCCTGGCATCTATTGCATGATGCGCAGAATGTCCAACATGGTTTAGTAGATGGATTCTGATAGGTTCCTGGTAATGTCATTTCTTAGCTCCGTATGTTTATATATTTTTGTAATTTTTCTTCTATTTTTAATGAAGTAGATTTTTTAAACTTAAAAGTTACTTTCTTATTATTCTCTGTATATATTAAATATACATAGGATGGTCCATTAACATTTTCAATTATATCACATATACCCTGCACTACTTCTAGGCTTGGAGCATCTTGCACTTCTAACATAATTGATTTACTGCCAATTGCTCTAGACGTATCTATCTTTTCACTGGAATTATAAAACATCTTTACGATTGCTGACTCTTCTTCGTTCTCTCTGTTTATTGTTCCAGAGACAATAACTACATCACCTTCACTAAAGAAATCATCACTTATAGTTTTAGACTCCCTAGGGAAAATGATCACTTCTATTTCTCCTGAGAGATCTTCAACTAATAATCGGAACATTTTCTGTCCCTTTTTAGTTATCATCCTCTTTACTGCCGTTAAAATTCCGCCTACTTTAACATTTGCTCCGTTGCTTATTTCTAATATATCTATTATTTCACCAGTTACATTAGGCGATATTGTTGTCCACATGCCCTCTATAGGATGCTTTGATACATATATTCCTAATTCAGCTTTTTCTTTTTCTAGTAATTCCAATTCTCTTCTTCTTGTTAAATCACCATCATGGGAAACAGTAAACAGCTCATCAAGGGCACCAGCGTAAGCTAGGTGTTCTAACGTAGACTTTTTCAAGGTGGCTGGATCACATCTTCTAAAGAAATCATAAACACTAGAATAAGGATTCTTTTCATCTCTCCCTAAAATAATTGCTTCAGCTATAGACTCACCAATTCCATTTATTGCTGATAAACCAAAGATTACCTGAGACTCACTAAGAACGTTAAAGTCTTTGCCGGATTTGTTTAAAGATGGTGGAAGAACTTCTATCTCCAGTTTTCTGCAGTCTGAAAGATATGCAGCAAGTTTTTCCTTATTGCCAACCACAGAAGACATCAAAGCTGCCATATACTCAGCGGTAAAGTGTGCCTTTAAATAAGCGGTGATATATGAAACCATCGCATAACTTGCTGCGTGAGCTCTATTGAAACCGTAACCACCGAAATATTCAATGTCTGAATAAATTTTATTGGCTTTATCTTCATCTAAATTAGAATGATCTATACAGCCTTTTACAAATTTAGTTCTAATCATAGCTATCTTGTCCATGAGTTTCTTACCGATAACTTTTCTTAAGTCGTCAGCTTCAGCAGATGTAAAGCCAGCAAGTTCTCTAGCTACACCAAGAACATCTTCTTGATATAACATAATACCAAGCGAAGGTCCAAGAACCTTTTCTAATTTTGGATGATCATAAGAGACATGACTTCTTCCATGTTTTCTATCTATATATTCCCTATCCATGCCAGAACCCATTGGACCTGGGCGGTACAAAGATATAAGAGCCATTATGTCTTGAATATTTTGTGGTTGCATTTGAACCATTAATTCACGCATACCAGCAGACTCAAGCTGGAATACTCCCATGGCTTTACCTTGACATAGTAGCTCGTAAGTTTTTTTATCGTCTATTGGTATGTCATTTACATCTAGCGTGATTTGTCTATGTTGTTTAATTAATTTTATACATGTATCTATTACGCCTAAGTTTCTTAAGCCAAGGAAGTCAATTTTTAATAGTCCACACTGTTCAACTCTTCCCATGTCCCACTGAGTTACAACAGGCTTATCTGCACCCTTCTGCATAGTGGGTAGATATTCAACTAGTGATTCTTTAGATATAACAACTCCAGCTGCGTGAATGCCAGTCTGCCTTACCAGGTTCTCTAAACCAAAAGCTGTATCAATTATCTCTTTTGATTGAGTATCATTTTTATACAATGTGTTAAACTCTTGAACGTCCATACATTCTTTTAGAGATTTTGAAACACCAAGTACTGGAGGCGGTATTAATTTTGCTACCTTATCCCCAGCGGTAAAGTCATAACCTAAAGCTCTGGCTGCGTCTCTGACAGACTGTCTAGCGCCAGTCCTGTTGAAAGTGCAGATATGCGCTACTTTATCACTGCCATACTTGCTTCTAGCATAGTCAATAACTTTATCTCTATGTCTATCATCAAAGTCTAGGTCAATATCGGGCATCGACTTTCTTCCTTCAACTAAGAATCTTTCAAACATCAAACCAAACTTAATTGGATCTAAATTTGTAATATCAAATGCGTAAGATAGAATACTGCCAGCAGCAGATCCTCTTCCCCATCCAACTCTAATATCATTTTCTTTAGCCCAACGAACTAAGTCAGACACAACTAAGAAGTATTCCGGAAAGCCCATATCCTTCACTACCCTGATTTCATAGTTAGCTCTTTCTATGATGTGGTCAGGCAGTGGATTACCGTATCTATTCTTTAATCCCTCCCATGCCAATCTTTCAAAGTAGTCAGTTGATGATTCTTTAGTGGGTATAGGAAAGTTTGGAAAATGTATTTCACCAAATTTTAGATTAACATCAACCATGTCGTTGATGTGCATTGTATTTTTTAAATACTCTTCTGAAAATGTTTTAGCCATTTCATCATAAGACTGAAGATAAAATTGATCTCCAGAAAAAGAAAATCTGTTTGGCGTATGGACATTGCTGTTAGTAGCAACGCATAGCATTATGTCATGCGCGTGAGCATCAGCTTGGTGCACATAGTGACAATCGCCGGATGGAACTATTCTAGCGCCAATTGTGTTTGCTATTTTTATTAAATCTGGGATGACTTGTAGTTGCTCATCAATTCCATGGTTTTGTATTTCTATGAAATAGTTTTCTTTTCCTACAATATCTTGCATTGAAGCGGCGTGTTTTAGTGCAGTGTTATAATCGTTTCTTAAAAGAGCCTGAGACACTTCTCCATTTAAGCAGCCTGATAATACTATTATCCCATCAGAATGCTGAGATATTAATTCATGATCAACTCTAGGTTTTACATAATAACCTTCGGTGAAAGCTCTGGATGACATCTTGATTATATTATGATAACCAATATTATTCTTAGCTAATATAGTTATATGGTATGGACCTCTTTGTTCCCATTCATTTTTAGATGGACCAGATCTTTCCTCTTCATCTTTATCAAACCTAGTCTTTCTAGCCTGATATAATTCAGATCCCAGGATTGGCTTAACACCTACTGAGTTTCCAGCGTCATAAAAATCTAACCATGAATGTATATTTCCATGGTCAGTTGTAGCTAATCCACTCATACCTAAAGACTTAGCTCTTGATAAGTACTCTTCTACGTTACCATGACCGTCCAACATGGAGAATACTGTATGGTTATGTAGATTGGTCCAATTTTTCACTTGAGTCCTCTTTTAATATTTATCTGGTTCAATACATTATCTTTATCACGCTTATAACATACTGTTACTACACCCTTACAATATTTGCACACTGCTGGTAGTCCAGCTTGAGCAAAGGAACTATTATACATGTGTCTATCTGTCTGTTCAGTTCCACAGTCAGTGCATAAACCAATTACATCATCATCCTGCATTACTCCCCCTTTCTTGGTGCAGCCCTGTAGGCAAATCGGACTGGTGATGGGGAAGATTTCTCTTGAGTTTCTATAAATCTATCTCCAACTTTAACCCACTTATTTTTCTTTTCAAGAGAGCAGCTTCCGCATCCCACACCCACCGCATTTGCTCTTTCACATGTGTATGGCCTTCCACCTATTCCCATTTCTCTTCTTCTTACCCAATCGTTTATATGAGCTTGCGATTTACTTGGGTTATAATCTTCGCAATTGCTCAGTATCTCGTGCAAATAATTAATTGACTCTTCGCTATACGTCAATATAGAACATAAAAACAACCTTGCTTCATGCTCTAAGTAGTGGGAACTTTCAGCTTGTTCGTGTAATTTTTTTATAGACGGACACTTTACCCATAATGTTTCTTTTTCAAACACTTTCTGATTTTGATCAAAAGATTTCAGGTTAGAAGAACCAAACTTGTTAAAGTGTTGCAATATATCTTTTGGTTTATTCTTTTCTTCTTCCATCTGATAAGTAAGTTGCCTATACCATTCATTTGCTTTAAAGTTAAAAGACTGTTCGATTACATCAAAGGGCTGCGGCTTACTTGAATAGGTAACAATTTCATCTATTCCAGATAAAAATATATCTTTTGGTAAGAGTGTTTTAAATAACTTTGTTGCCTGATGCATTGACCCAGGCAGTCTCCACATTCTTCTCATATCATAAACGCTAAAGTCCATTGAAGAAATAGATAAATCTTCTTTTAACTTATTTGCTATATACCTAAAAACTTTTGGAAGTTCGTTCGATGGATTAATGCCCAGGCTAACTGCTTCGCATTCTATATGAAAACCTTTTTTCCCAGTGTAATAAACTAATAACGATTCTTGGGGAATATACATAGACAAGTAACCATATAGCCTCTGTGCTTCTTCATAGCACAGGTTCATGTCTTCGCTATCTAAGTCAAAATACAATGAGCCTAGTCTAATAGCCTTATTTAAATCAGTAGTATTAAAATGCCAAATAGAAGTATATAGTCCAATGTTACTATGCTTTTGTCTATATTGATCTATGTTTTCCATTTCATAGAAAACTGGATCATCACCGTTCTTATCTCTAATAACTCTGTCTAGATTAGGAACGTATCTAGCTACTTCAACGTATTTCCATTGAGAAATAAATTTATCTTTGTCTAAAGGAAGTTTCATGGTATATGTATTTTACCACTGTCCGTTTCTATGTGCCAAGCTATTAGTCGATTGTCTTCTGAAATATTCTCATTATTAGATCTATAGTAGATTGATTCCTTTATGAGGAATTCTAAAGAATCATTTATATGTGCCCTGACATGCATCTTGTCTGGATTTTCAATTGTCATTTGCTATTATCAATCTCGACAATTGTATGCAGTTTTGAAGCAACGTTGTCCGATAGATGGACTATCATATCCATATAGGTGCTAGGTACAGTTTCTGGAATTGGAGACCATGGACCAAGATGACATCTCACTAGTCTAAGTATTGACTGAACAGTTTCCTCATCTAAAAAAAGAGTAGATGACGCTGATTCCGAACCATACTTTTTATCATTTTCTTGACACTTTTTAACAAAAGCTCCAACTGTGTACGGATGCATTGGGTCGTAATAAAAATCTTCCTTACTATCATCGTAGGCTATACCCTTAGTCACGTCATGCAATAAGCATGCTGCGTATACCGTATCTTTTTCTTGGGCAATTAATCCATAGGAATCACATATTACACTAGCAACTTTAACAACTCTTTTTGTATGAAGAACATTACCACCGACACCGTGCTCGTCAGCCGGATGATACTTACCTGAGAAACTAGATGGTATTTTCCAAAATGTTTTTGCCTGAAGTAGAACTGATCTAACAAACAGTTTAATCTGCTGATTGGAAATCAGATTAATCTCTTCCATGAGAGGAGCTAGTAGCTTGTCTTCCTCCTCATTCACCTTGAATGAAACATCCTCATTTAATAATTCGTCTAATATACTTTTCTTACTCATTGTCTGAATCCCAATTTAATTTTTCCTTTAAATATATTTGATACTTTTCATCTATTATGGAAACTAAATATTCATAAGGGGTTTGTTTATTTTTTTTTGCAAGGATAAATAAACTCTTAGATACCTTGCTTTCAAGTATAACACCAAATCTATTTTTCTGCATTTTTTGACCAGTTTGACCACTTTGAGCAAGGTTTATCAAATGGACACTTCTTGCAATACCAAGTCAATCCTCTTCTTGGAATAAAGTTTTCTGCTTGCTCTAATTCATCAGCCCAAAATTTTAAAGAATCAAGATCTTCTTTAGTTATTTCAAAATCAATAAAAGAAACCTTAGGCATTAGTAAATCTATGTATCCAAAGGATGCTTTAGAGATTCTTTCACCATGCTTTACAGCAAAGGCGTTGTACATCGTTGCAAAATTTACCTGATACATATGCTGATGGCTGTTCTTATAGTTAAACATTATCTTAATAACATAATATTTATTATTTTTATAAAGAATAATATCAAATTTATCTTTGATTTTAACCTTTGGGGTAACTGGCATTATGCAGTCTTCGTTTATTGCTATTGGTATATATGTTTCATCTGAAAAGTTTTCGTAAAAAGATAGCAAAGCAGAAGCTGCCTTAGTTGTAAGGCTAGCACTATTTCCATATGCACTCTCATGCTGTTCTGTCATAATGTCATATGAAGAAACATTATCAGAAAACCAAAGCTTCTCCCACCTATTTAAAAGCGATGCGTAAGAAGGCGTATAGCCACCTTGTTTTTTGTAAAAAAAGTAATATATTATTTCCTTTAAAGTATTTTCGAACCTAAGAGATAGTAGATCTCTACCACCTATTGACTCTGGCATTTTTTGATTATACCTATACTCGTATAGCAGTGAGCATGTTTGAAAATCTTTTAAAGATTCTGGTGTAATTAATTTCATTAGTTAAAATCTCCATTGTTTAATAAATCATCTAAAATCGATGAAGCGTCATAAGACCCAGATGTAACTATTTCGTACTCTTCGTAAGACTTTCTAGAATCTACATATCTAACTAGTGGTGGCTCATAAGAAAATGTTGAGCCTGTAATTCTATTCTTAGGTATCTGTAGTTGCATTACGTTTTCATCTTCTGAATCATCACCGCTAACTAGTTTCTTTTCGGTGATAAATATAGTTACTGCACACTTCTGCTGAATGGCTAAAGATCCACCAGTGTCTGACTGCATAACTATTTCTCTTTTTTCTTTCATTCTATTTGAATTTTCTTGTGCTGTAATTATCAACACGCAATTCATATCTCTAGCTATTTTCTCAAGGCGAACCATCATCTCTTCAAATTCTCCCCATCTAGCTTTACCTTTAGATCTGGTAAACATTGACTGGATAGTGTCGATAACTATAACGTCTGGAAGATGCTCGCCCTGGACCAATATATCTCTTAACCAACTTTCTAGATCTTCAAAGTATGGAGTATCTGGATCATGCTTAACCATCAAGCGATCACCCCATTTCTCCAAACGATCAGTAAACATTTTTATGTACTTATTTTTTTCTTCTTCATCCCACTTATCTAATTCTGAATAGATATTTTTTCCAGTTATCTGGGTCATTAAAATTCTTTCCCAGTGAGTTCTGGCTTCTTCAAAGTTAATATACAAAGCTTTATAACCACAATCTAACCAATTGTTTACCAAGCATTTTGCAAAGGTGCTCTTACCCTTGCCTGAAGCAGCGATGATTGCATGAACGGCGCCCTTAAAGAAGCCTCCATCATTGGTGTACCCCATTGCTCTATTTAAAGATTTAAATTGGGTTGGCAAAAAGTCCGGAGTGTCTAATAGAGAGTCTATTTTGTCTATTATTTGGCTTGCTGTGACTACGCCATCTAATGGATCGTAGTTTATTTTGTTTTCCAAATCAGTTATCTGAGAAGCTATCTCATTCATTCTTGCTAAGTCTTCATCAGACTTGAGCCCCTTTTGGCTTAGTATAATCTCTAATTCTTTTAGATAATTCTTTTGCTTAATCTTGTTATCTTTATGCTTTAAAACTTGAACAACAGCTTCTGGACTAGCTAGTTGCATATCAGAGAGAACACCCATAAGAGCATTCACTCCCTCATCTCCGTTCAGGGCATCAAATACATGACTCTCTAATTGTATCCAGTTTTTAAATACTATCGGATCAACTATATCTAAATCTGTACTAGATACATAGGACAAAAGAGCGTTATAAAATTCATGAACACCATGTTGGTTATCGTTAATGCCAACAATCTGTGGATCTAGATTATCTTTAAAATAAGATATAGCTCCCTTTTCCCTGAAAGAAAGAGCAAATACCTGATATTCAATTGGGTGGGTTACAGGAGAAGATTCAGCGTCACTCATGATTATCTCTTCTCTTTTTCATTTTTTTGTACGTCTCTTTCTTTCTTTCGTTGTACTGCTTTTTTCTATCCTGATAGAATTTATTTTGAGTAATGCTTTTTTTATTTGACTTTGCTTTTTCTGGAACGTGCGGACTTACTCTTATTGCTTGCAATAGTCTATCATAAACAGCCTGCTCACTCAGTTCATCATTATACCTAAATACAACTAATGTTATTCCTTCTTGTTTGCAAAGTTCTAATTTTCTTTCGTCTCTTTTTTGAGCCTGAATAAAATCATACTTTGATTCAAAAAATCTTTCAGTATAATAGAAATGTTGTCTTCCATGAAACTCTGCACCTATTCTATACTCCTGACAATAAACGTCTATTTTTAGACGCTCACCTACATGGTATTCGTTTGTAATTTTTTGTCCAGGAAATAACTTCTGCATTACTTGAGTAAGCGCGGCTTGGCCTCTTGATGTTTTTTTCTTTTGTTCTTTAACCCAAGAGAGACCAAGCGAATTGATCTTTTTGTTTAATTGGACAAATGAATAACCAAGTTCTCTAGCTATAGCTGATATGGTTAGATCTGAGTCAAATAAAAGATCTATTAAAAATAGATCGTCTTCCTTGTCTTCAGTCTGTCTTTTCATTTTGGGTGGTCCTATTGCTAAATCTTGCTCGAGCAAAACTGATTACCTTCCCAAAATCTATTATAGAAAAATCTAATTCATTCCATATCTTATTTGCCAAAGCTGCAGAAAGCAGTGGGCAGTCTAAAATAACTGTATCCACTTTACCCTTATAGGCAGAGAGAGATTCAATTATAGAATCCAACTTATCATAATAATCATTATATGGAACATAAATTGTGTCAACTGGAGAACCCAAAACTCTTGTAATAACTTTTCTATCATGGAAAGTAACCAC